CGGACCCCGCCGGCGTTCGCGAGTTCCTCGCCGAGCTGCCGGAGCCGACGTTCGCCCGGGCCGGGGCCGAGACCGTGGCGAAGGCCCAGGGGAAGGACACGTTCCTGTACCGCCCGGCCTACAAGGCCCACCAGGCCCTCTACAGCCGGCCGTGGATCGTCGAGCGGCAGGGCATCGGCGACTGTGTTTCGTGGGGCTGGGCCCACGGGATCTACGTCGCCCAGTGCGTCGACTGGGAAACCGGCCGGCTCGCGAACCCGCCCCCGTTCCCATCCACCGAGGCGATCTACGGCGGCTCGCGCGTCGAGGCCCGGGGCAAGTCGGGCGACGGCGCCGCCCCCGTCGGCGGCTGGAGCGACGGCTCCTACGGCGCGGCCGCGGCCCGCTGGGTCCGCGACTGGGGCGTCGTCTACCGCGAGCAGATCGGCGACCTCGACCTCCGGGCCTACTCCGCCGACCGGGCGAAGCAGTGGGGCGCCTACGGCTGCGGCGGCAAGGGCGACGGCGGCCGGCTGGACGGCGTCGCGAAGCGGCACCCGGCGACCCATATCGCCCTCGTGACGACCTGGGACGAGGCCGCCTCCGCGGTCGAGGCCGGCTTTCCGATCCCGGTCGCCTCGATGCAGGGATTCACGAACACCCGCAACGCCCACGGCTACGCCGCGGCTTCCGGCCAGTGGGCGCACGAGATGTGCTTCGTGGCCGTCCGCTACCAGCGGAACGGCTCGCCGTCCGACGCTCTCCTCTGCCTGAATTCCTGGGGGCCGAATTGGATCACCGGCCCGAAGTGGCCGGCAGACATGCCCGACGGATCGTTCTGGGTCGAGCGGCGTGTCGTCGAGCGGATGCTCGCCCAGGAGGACTCGTTCGCGGTCGGGTCGATCGCCGGCTTCGGCTGGCGCGACCTGCACCACGGGAACTGGATGACCCCCGCGCCGGAGGCTGGCCGATGACCGTCACGTTCACGAAGCGGCATGCGATCTACGCGGCGGCCGCGGTTCTGCTTCTGTTCTGGTTCTCGGCCCCTGCCCGTGGGCCGTTCTCGCCGGCACCGTTCATCCCGAGCCCGTTCTCGCCCCAGCCCGACCGGCCCGTCCTGCGGGTGATCGCGCGTCTCGCGAAGACGTTCCTCTGGGTGGCGCTCGTGGCCGACGGACCGCCGGCCGACGCGGCCGAGTACCAGACCGTCCGGGCCCGCGTCGGTGACGACGGGCACCAGGTCCTCGAGCATGGCAGGGGGTGGTGATGTTTTCTGGAATCTGGAACGCGTTCCTCGCGTGGCTTGTCTGGCTCTCGGCTGACCCGGCCGCGATCGACGCGGAGGCCCCGAAGGCCGCCGCCGCGGTGGCCGCCGCCCGGGCGAGCCTCGCGGTGGACGCCGCGCCGCCGGCGCCCCCGGCTCCGCCCCCGGCCCCCGGCCCGAAGCCGAAGCCGACCGGATGCCGGTGCGGATGCACGAACGGCAAGATCAAGCCCGACGGCCGGATCGAGATCCCATGCGAATGCTCGCCGGCCTGCACCTGTAAGGCGGGGAAGTGCGCCGGCGGCAAGTGCCGTCCCTGAAATCGTCCTACCGTAGGACAGCCGAAACTTTTCCGGGGGTGGTGCCGGCTGGCATTCTCGCGAGCGTCGGCCCGAACACCCCGCACGCAAGGACGCGAACCATGCCCAGCCCCAAGCTCGCTCGACTCCAGGACGAAACCGTCGCCATCGAGAACGAGATCAACGATCTCCGTTCCGTGACCCCGGCCGACGACGCCGACAAGAAGCGGATCGAGGAGCGGCTCGCCGCCCTGTCGAACCGGGCCGGCGAGATCGCAGCCGAGGCGAAGGGCGAGCGGGCCCTCGACGACAAGCTCGCCGCGCTGCGGGCCGTCCGGACCAGCGACTCCGAGCCCCGCGGCGATGAGCCGAAGGCCGACGAGCCGGCGCCCCGGTCGGACATCCGCTCCGGCATCCGGGCGTTCTCCTCGGTCAAGGCCGCGGCTCTGGTCGGCGGCTACCTCCGCCAGCTCTTCACCGGCGAGGTCCGGGCGATGGGCGAGACGAGCAGCACCTACGACGCGAAGGGGGCCGAGTACGTCATCGGCGAGCTGTTCGCGGCGATCGTGAACCGGCTCCAGTACAGCTCGGTCGCCCTCCAGCTCGCGACCGTCGTCACCCCGCGCGGGGCGAAGATCTCGTTCCCGAAGGTCGGCGACGCGACCGCGTCGTTCGTGGCCGAAGGGACGGCGACCACGGATCAGGATCTGGCGACGAGCATCGCGGACCTGACGCTCTACGAGATGCGGGCCTCGTGCGCCGTCTCGCGGGCCCTCCTCGAGGACAGCCCGATCGACGTCGCCGGCCTCGTGGCCGATCGGTTCGCCCTGGCCTACGCCCAGAAGTTCGACGCGGTCTGGCTGGGCGGCAACGCTTCCAGTCCGTCGATCACCGGCCTCGCGGCCGCCGTGGCCGGCGGGAACACCATCACCGTCGGGGCCTCGGCCGCGACGACTCTCAACAACCTTGCCGACGTCGTCGGCAAGGTGGACGAGACCGTGATGGGCACCGCCTCCTGGGTGGTGTCGAAGGCCGGCTGGGTGGACCTGATGAAGCTTTGGTCGTCCCAGCAGACGACCACGACCGTGGGCGGCGGGCGGATCGTGCCGACTGTCTTCGGTGCCCCGGTGTACCTCGTCAAGGGTTTGCCCTCGACGACGCTCGCCCTGTACGGCGATTTCATGATGGCTTCGGCTGTCGGCGTGAAGGACGGCGGCCTGGAGATCGAGGCCGGCCGCGAGATCCTGATGCGGAACCGCCAGGTTCTCTACGTCGCGAATACCCGGTTCGGCGTGGCGAACCACGCCCCCGAGTTCGTCGGCCGGCTGGCGAAGGCTGCGTCCTGAACCTGACCGCGTGAGTGCAAACCAGGCCCGGGGGCCGGCAGGGATGCCAGCCCCCGGGCCGCCCCGTATCCGGAGGCCCCATGCAGACCGAGCCCCTCCGCCTGACCAGGAACTACCGCGGCTACCGCCGCGGCGAGGTGATCCAGGCGACGGCCGGGCTGGCGAAGACGCTCGTCGAGGCCGGCGTCGCGGAGCCGGTGAAGGCCGCCCCGCGGATCCCGGGCCTCGAGGTCGAGCGGGCGGTCGAGTCGGTCGTGATCGAAACGAGGTGATCCCGTGCCGATCCCGGCCCAGCCGAACACCGCCGCGAAGAACCTGATCGTCACGCCGCTCCGCGGCATGGGGTCGGCGAAGGTGGACCTCGTCCGCAGCGGCGCGAGCGTCGTCGTGACCGTGACGTTCGTCGCAAGTCTGAACTATTCCGGCTGGACGTGTTACGCGGAGGCGACGGCGGCCGACGCTGGGAAGACGATCGTCGTCCCGAAGACGATCACGACCGACGGCTCCGGCCGGCGGGTGGTGACGCTGACGTTCGTCCCGGCGACGTTCTACGGGATCTCCGGCCTCGACTTCGACGGCCGCTACGTCGCCTACCCGAGATCGTTCCGGCTGGAGTGCTGGCACGAGAACGTGATCGGCGGCAAGGTCTACGCCGACATCTTCCTCGGTGGCACCGTGTCGCTCACGACGGCCCAGCCGAACTACCTCCACTCGGTGACCCAGGCATGAAACCAGACACCCTCCGCGTGATCCAGTGGCCGGTGATCGAGCCCGTGAGCCTCGTCGAGGCGAAGGCCCAAGTCGGCCTGATGCCAGACCAGGCCGACCACGACACGCTCCTCCTGGGGAAGATCGCCGCCGGTCGCCGGCTGATCGAGCGGCGGCTCGGCCAGACGCTCGTGGCGACCCAGTACCGGGCGACCTGGGCGACGGCCCCGGCGGTCCTGACGCTTGCCGCCCCGCCCCTGCTGGTGGACGCGACCTACCCGCTCGCGGTCACGGTGGACGGCGTGGCCGTGGCGGCCGGCGACCTCGAGGTCGATGCCGACGCGATGCCGGCGACCGTGACGCTCCCGACCGGCACGGTGGGGAAGGTGGTCGCGACCTACTGGGGGGGCGTGGCCCCGGGGACGCCCGTCGCCCCGCAGATCCGGGCGGCCCTGCTGATGTACGTCGAGCACCTGTTCAAGAACCGCGGCGTCCTCGCGGAGGACACGGCGGTCGAGCTGCCGCAGGCCTTCGAGGCCCTGCTCGCCAGCGAATCCCACGACGGGGGCTGGTGACATGGGCCTCCCGTCCGGACTGCTCCGCGAGGTGTTCGCGATCGAATCGCCGACCGAGACCCGGAACGCCCTCGGGGAGAGCGTCCAGGCGTGGACCGAGGTCAGCCGCGTCTACGGCTCCTATGAGGCGGTGAGCTACTCGGAGCAGCAGCGGCGCGGCCAGATCGGCGGCTCGACCCAGGCGACCGTCCGGATCCGCTACGTCGAGGGCCTTCGCGGGAACTGGCGGCTGCGGTGGGTGAGCCGTGGCGACCGGCTGCTCTACATCTCCGCGGTCGTCGAGAAGGGCGCCCGCGAGGAGCACGAGCTGACCGTCGAGGAGCAGGCGACATGATCGCGCTCAACTGGCGGGGCATGTCGGGCCAGGTGGGGGCGCTCATGGCCCGCTATGACGAGCTGCCGCGGCACATCGCCAAGAAGCATTTGGGCGCCGCGATGAAGCGGGCCTTGAAGACCGGCGTTCCGGTCCTGCGGAAAAACACCCCGAAGAGGAAGAAGACGCTCCGCGCGTCGGCGGTCACCCGCGACACGCGAGGCCGGTTCACGAAGGGCTCCGGCAAGATCAAGAACATCGCCGGAGCCCTGCGCCGGGCGGCGACCGTGAATTCCAAGTACGCCGGCAAGAACCGCGACGGATTCGTGATCGGCCGGCTGGGCTACAAGTACGGCACCGAAAGCCGGAAGGCGATCTGGCTGGAGTTCGGGACGACCCAGATCGAACCCCGAAAGATCATGGAACGGACCCACGCCCAGGTGAAACAGCCGGCGTCGAAGATGCTCGTCGGCGAGATGCGAAAGGCCCTCAACAAGGCATGCGCAGAACTGGCCGCCGGGAAGAATCCTGGCGGCGCCCCCGGCTTCCGACGCAAGAGGTGACCCCATGCCGATCCCCACGAACTACACCGAGGGCTGGCTCCGCGACACGATCGAGGCCGCGGCCGGGTGCCCGGCCTACCCGCTGGCCGTCCCCGAGGGCGTCCTGCCGCCGTTCGTGATGTACGGCCAGGCGGGGCAGGAGGACCTCCAGACCCTCGACGAGGGATTCGGCTCCGTGACCCTGGTGCAGGGCACCTATTCCGTCTCGATCTGCGCCGACGGCTACCTCCAGGCGAAGCAGCTCGCCCGGGGGATCCGGGCCGCGCTCCGAAACTTTACCGGCCTCGTCGGCGACTTGAAGATTCACGAGTCGGCGATCACCGGCCAGCAGGACGGCGACGCGGTGTTCCTCGAAGGCCGCGACGTCCCGACCTACATCGTCGAACAGACTTACGCGATCACCTGGGAGGAATGAACCATGCCCGATCCCGTGACCTGGATCAGTTCGCAGGGGACGACGTTTTCGTTCGCCGGCGCGACCTTCAAGTGCATCGACATCAGCCAGGAGGGCTCGGCCCCGAGCCGCGAGCGGGTCGACCTCTCGACGCTCGACCTCGTCGACGGGGCCGAGAAGGTCTACGCGAACGCCCCGCTCAAGGATCCGGCCGACCCGAAGAAGATTACGATCCAGTTCCGGGCCTACGGGACGGCCACCGGCCCGACCGAGGGTGCCGAGGCCACGCTCACCACGACCGGCGGCAGCGGCACCTACCGCTGCACGGCGTCGAGCATCAGCCGTAAGACCGGCGCTTTCGTCGAGGGCTCGGCCACGTTCGAGCAGGTCCTGTCCTGATCCGGGGGTGATCCGTGCCCCTGCCCCCCAGTTCCCATCCGTGCATCGTCACCTTCGCCGGCGTCCAGATCGGCGCGCTGACCGGGTTTGACTCGGAGGCGCAGGCCGGTCAACTCCAGGACGTCACCCACGGTGACAGCCAGGTGGTCGGCTACGGAGAGGCCTCGCGGGTCCTGAAGGAATGGGACTGTACCTCGATCGAATCGGCGACGGCGTCCTTCCAGTTCTGGGGGCCGCCGTCGTTCGCGATCGCGGACGTCGGGATGCGCGGGCTGCTCACGTTTTCGGCCCCCGGGAACACCTACTCCGGAGAGGCGATCCTCACCCGCTGGAGTCATTCCGGCAGGAAGGGGGAGTTCGCCACCGGCTCCTGCTCGTTCCAGCTCACAGGAAGGCGATGACATGACGACGATCACGACGTTCGACGATCTCCTCGCGCTCGGTGCCACCGGCGACCCGATGCCCTACTTCTGCAAGGCGTGGAAGCGGACGGTCCTCATCAAAGACCCGACCGCCGAAGACCTCGACATCTGGCGGATGTACTGCAACCGGAACAAGGCGGCCGACGCCCCGTTCTCCGCGCGGCTGCTCCAGATCATGCTCGTCAACGACAAGGGCGAGCCGATCATCCCGCCGGGCGACGAGGGCCTCGACGCCGTGGCGATGATGCCGGCCGCCGGCGTGGCCGAGGTGGCCGAGGCGGCGATGAAGCTCATGGCCGGGCCGACCGAGGACGAGGTCGAGGAACTGGAAAAAAACTCCGACGCCAGCCGCTCGAGCTGATGCTCTACCGGCTGGCTCTGGAGGCGGGCGTGATCAACGTCGAGGAGGAACTGAAACCACGGATCAAGCGGTCACAACTGGCGCGGTGGGCGGCCTACTACCGGGTCGAGCCGTGGGGCAACCCGTGGCGGCGGGCCGGGCGGGCGACCGCCCTGATCCGGGCGGCGCTCGGGTGCCGCTACGACAAGGGCGACGAGGAGCGGTTCCTCCCGTCCTATCGCGAGGGTGACGAGAGCCGGCCGGCGGTGCCGCAGACGGACGAGGAGATCGCGGCGGCTCTGGCCGCCCTGCCCGGGCTGAAGAGGGAGCGGACATGGCGGACATCGGCAAGGTACGCGCAGTATTCACGGCCTCGACGGGCGGTCTCGTCTCGGGTGTGAATCAAGCCGTGGCGAGCATGTCGAAGATGGAGGCCGCGGTCGGCAGTCTCCGGAGCGGGATGACCGCGCTCGTCGCGATCCAGGGGGCGCAATTGTTCGCGTCGGTCGCCGGGGCTGTCTCCCGCGGCGTGTCGTCGATGGTCTCCTACGGGCAGGCCCAGGCCGAGGTGATCGACCAGCAGAGCAAGCTCGCGGCCCGGCTCGGGATGACGCTCGGAGAGTTTTCCGGGCTCGCCCTCGCCGGCGACCTGGCCGGCGTCAGCATGGAGACGATCGCGAAGGCCGCGACGAAGGCCGACATCATGTTCGTGAAGGCGTCGCAGGGCTCGAAGGTGGCCCAGGCGGCCTTCGCCGGGCTCGGCCTTTCCGTGGACCAGCTCGGGGGCCTGTCGGCCTCGGAGCGGTTCGACGCGATCGCGGCGGCGATCGCGAAGCTGCCGACCGAGGCCCAGCGGGCGGCGGCGGCCGTCCGGGTCTTCGGCAAGAGCGGCGTCGATCTGCTCCCGATGTTCGCGGGCGGCGCCGAGGGGATCGCCCAGGCCCGCGAGCAGGCCGAGCGGCTGGGGTTGACGCTGACCAACGCCCAGGGGCAGGACGTCGAGGCGATGAACGACGCTTTCACGATGGCCGGCAAGGCGATCGAGGGCGTCGTGAACCAGGTCGTCGCCTACCTGTCCCCGGCCGTGAAGGAGGTCGCCGACACGTTTACGAACCTCGTCGGCTCGATGGGCGGCGCGAACCTCGGCCAGGCGATCGGCGACGGGATCCTCCAGGGGGCGAGGTTCCTCGCCGGGATCGGCGACTGGCTGATCTCCAACCTGTCGAGCGTCTGGGAGTACGTCTCCCAGGTGGGCGGGCAGTGGGGATCCGTGGCCGACGCGATGAATCGGATCGCCGGCTTCCTGTCGGGCGTGTTCAACGCCGCTGAGGCCGGGCTCGGTGTTGTCGTCCTCGGGTTCGGGGCGGTCGTCGAGGGGATCGCGCGGCTCCTCCGGGCCGGCGGGCGGTTCCTCGGTCTCGACACGTCCGGGCTCGACGCCTACGTCGAAGGGGCGAAGGCATTCAACGCGGAGATCACGAAGGGCATCGACCAGAACATCGCCGACTCGAAGGCCGGCTTCGAGCGGGCGTTTGGCGAATCGGCCGCGCCCGTCGGCGCCGCCGTCGCCGGGCCGCTGACGACGGCCCTCGACGGGGCGATCGCCCGGGCCGAGCAGTCGGCCGCGCAGGTGGACACGGCCTCGAGGGCGACGCCCCCGGCGGCGGCCCCGGCGGCCGAGCTGCGGAACGAACAGGCCCTCAAGGGCATCGACTCGCGATCCCAGGAGGGGATCTCGGAGATGTTCCGTCTCATGCGGGGCGGCACGGAAGACGTCCAGGAAAAGCAACTCTCCGTCCTCGAGCAGATCCGCGACGGCCTGGGCGGCCAAGACGACGAGTACCCGTTCGCTCTGGAGGGTGGCTAATGGCTGTCGTCTCCGTTCAGTGGCTCCCCTCCGGGGGCCTCTCCGGAAAACTCGGCGAATCCTACCGGCCCACGGAGAAGTGGCGGGTCCGCGTGGACAACCCGCGCACGTCGAAAATCGCGATCGCCAACTCTACCGGCCAGGGCTACGGCGTGGCGCACTGGGACTTCCCGGCCTGCAAGGCGATGGAGTTCTCCGTCGACCTGGCCGACGACGTCGGCATGCTCTGGATCGTGACCGTCCAGTTCTACGTCCCGCCGAACGGGAAGAAGATCAACGCCGCGACGGGCATCCCCGAGGACTTCTGGCAGGCGTCGGGCGGCACGACGAGCGTCCCGGCGTTCCGTGACCGCGATAACGATCTGATCGTCAACTCGGCCGGCGACCCGATCGAGGGCCTGTCCCGCGAACGCGAGGAGCGCGGCTGGGTCCTGACCAAGTTCTACGAAAACGATACCTGGATGCAGGACCGAAACACCTACTCCGGCTCGACCAACTCCGACCAGTGGGACGGCGAGCCGGCCGGGAAGTGGAAGGTCTCTTTGAAGTCGGCCGACGAGCGGCAGTCGCAGAAGCTCGACGAGAACGACGAGGAAGGGGCGGTGAAGAAGTACGTCGAGACGAAATGGGAGTTTCGCCTCGACCCCGACGGCTGGCAGTTGAAGCCGTGGGACCTCGGCTTTCAGGAGAGGTGCGACTCCAGCGGCACGCCGTCCACCAGCGGCACGAAACGGAAGGTGATCGTCGGCCAGGACGGGAAGCCCGTGAAGCAGCCGGTCGCATTGTCCAACGGCATCGCGAAGGCCGTCGGCCAGGAACCCGACGCGCTCACGTTCAATGTCTACCCGACGACGGCCTTCGGCGCGAAGTTCGGGACGCCGTCGATCGTGCCCGTCCCGCCGGGGCCCTGACGCATGGACCGGAAGGTTCGGTTTACCGAGGACGCCGCCCGCCGTGTCGCCGCGGCGACGCTCGCCTACGAGCGCAGCGGCCGCGACCAGCCGCCAATCCATTTCCGCCAGGGCGGCGACGACGGCGAGCCGATCCGGCTCGGGAAGACGACCGCGATCTGGAACAAGGGATCGGTTGCCACGATCCAGCTCTGGGAGGGCGGGACGCCCGGCTCCGAGACGCAGACCGGGACGCTCGCCGGCTGCGTCAACAAGTTCGCGAACGTGGCGAGCGGGAAATGGGTCGCCGTGGCCCGCGGCCCGCTGAACGGCTGGTACTTGATCGCGGCGGAGTGCTGATGTTCGACCTCCTCGCCCAGACCGATCCGCTCTCCGTCGGCGGCTGGCTGATCATGCTCGTGGCGCTGGGTATGTACCCGGTCGGCATCCTCCTGCCCGGGTGCTGCGGGTGCAGCGGCTCACCCTGCGGCCAGTGCAGCGGCAATCTGCCAAACACCGTGACCGTGACGTTCGGCACGCTCGCGGACGAGATCGCCGGCCCGTACAACCATGAGGTTGAGTTCCTTTCCTGGTACGAAAGCCCGGCCCCGGCCGAGACCGGGCCGTCCTACGGCTACCCCGGGGCTTTCGGCTATCCCTACGGCTGGCCGTCGTCGCCGTCGCAGCCGATGGGCAGCGGGGCCGTGGCCCGGGTCACGACCACGGGCGGGGCGGTGTTCGGCACCGAGGGGGGCATCACAGGCGTCCAGCTCCTGTCGGGCGGCTCCGGCTACGCGGAACGAACCCGGGTGGCCCCGACGCTGACGATCACCGGCAGCGGCACCGGGGCGACGTTCACGCCCACGCTGTCGAGTATCGGCTCGCCGGCCGTCTGGTCGCTCGCGAGCGTGGCCGCCTCCGGCGGCACCGGCTACACCGACGGCGAGACGCTGACGATCACGGCGGCCGGCGGCGACACGGTCGTGAGCAAGGCCACCGCGACGCTCACGGCCAGGCGGCCGCCGACGATCACGGCCACGGCCGGCGGCACGACCGGCAGCGGCGCCACGCTCGCCGTTACGCTGGCCGAGTCGGGGGCGACGCCGAAGGCATGGGTTGTCGCCTCGATCTCCGTGACCAGCGGCGGCACCGGCTACAAGGCCGGCGACCCGGTGACGCTCGCGCACGAGGGCGACGTCGTCGTCTCCGGCAGCAAGGCGGCGACCGTCACGATCAGCGACGAGCGGACGACGCCCGGGTTCGCGGTCGATGCCACCGACGCCGGCGGCACCGGGGCGACGTTCGCCTTCACCTACGTCTACGATCCGACGTTCAACGACTGGGAGCTGACCGCGATCACGGTCACCAACGGCGGCACCGGCTACACGGCGGCTGGCGCGGTGGTGCTGACGAAGACCGCCGACACCGAGGCGACGGGGAACGATGCGGAGTGGTCCGGGACGATCGCCCTCGACTACACGGTCTCCGGCGGCGCGATCACGGGGGTCTCCGGCTGGGGCGTCCCGTTGAACGGCCTCTATGGCTGGCGGCTGGCCGGCATCGTGAACGGGGTCACGTTCAACGGGGCGACGACCTACTACCGGCCGGGCGGGCCGGCCGTCGCCGTGACCGTGACCAACGGAGGCCAGTATTACAACGAAGACCCGAGCCTGCCGCCGCGCGTCGCGACGGTCTCCACTCGCGTCTACCCGGATCGGATGGGTCCGTTCCAGCCGCCGCTTGCGTCGCACGCGCTGATCCGGCCGACGATCGACACGAACACGGCGTCGGCCACGTTCGGCCAGATCACCGCCCTGACGATCGACGCGGCCGGGGCCGGCTATACCTCGAGGACGGCCTGGCTGGGGAAGCGATGTTGCCGGCCGCTGTATGACGGCAAAGCGTTTGTCCTCCAGCGGGCCACGCCGGGGGCCTTCGAGGAGCCCGACTGGTGCGTCTACGAGGGGCAATCGTGCAACGGCTGGGCGGGCCTCGGGGAGACATACCTCCGGCTCGTGATCCCGAATTTCGCGACGCCGCCCGAGCGGTCGGCGCAGGTGCCGACGGGCGCCGGTGGCACCGTCACCGTCCCGCGCGTCGCCCCGCGGCTGCCGTACCTGACCGCGAACACGTTCGGCCCACCCGCACCCTGCCGGATGTATTTCGAGTCGGCGACGCGGCTCACGGACTGCGAAACGCTGAGCCTGACGCTGGAGGCCGGCTCCACGGCGACCGCGACCGTCGTCGGCGGCGGCAGCTACGCGGCCGGCGACCCGACCAAGGTTTGCCTGAGCTGCTGCACGGCCGGGGCGCCGCTCGAGGTCTCCGCGACGCTCGCCTACATGGCACCGCCGGGGTCGCCGACGACGACCGCCGACGAGATCTGGAAATCGGAGTACGACTACTGGCAGGAGGAGGGCTACCCGTCGCCGCCCGGCACCTACGCGCTCCAGTTCGGCTCCGTCTCGACCAACTTCGGCGGAGCGACGCAGACCCGCGGTTGGCGTTTTTTAAACCCCACGACCGGGCTCACGGTCGGGGTGGCGTACGGCGAGTGTGATCGCTGGTTCAACCAGTCCACGCGGTTCCCGGGAACCGTGAGCGAGGAACTGCTGAAGGACGTCTACCGGAATGCCTCCACGCGATACACGGGCCTCGTCCAGTGGGACGACCATGTCGGCGCCTGCGGCTCCGACTGCGACCGCAAATGTCTGTTGCTCGGGTTCTTTGACAGCCCCGGTCGGATGTCCGCGAGCGACTACCCGACCACGAGTACGCCGATCTCCGCGAACGGCACGACCGCCGACGCCGGCTATGAGTTGACGAGCGATTACTACACGACATCGGCCCACAACTCCAACGGCGACACGAAGGCCTTCGCCTTCAACACGTTCCCGCTGACGAAGGAACTGTGCGATCGCTGCCAGTCGAGCGTCTGTAGCCTTTCCGGGAAGACGTTCTCGATCGTGAAAAACTACGGCGGCCTCATCACCCCAGCATGGCGCGTGATCGCCACGCTCACTATTGCATGATCTGCGACTTTTCCCAATCCCTGATCTGCCCACGCTGCGGCTACCGCGCGCAGCATGCGAACACGTTCCGCAATTGCTCGCCGCCGCCGCGCCGCCCGCCGGTCATGATCGGCGACGCCGTGGAGCGGCTACTCGCGGCGGTCGGCCTGACGCCGGCCCGGATCGAGTGGTGGCTGGGCAAGCCCTGCGGATGCAGCGGCCGGAAGGCGTGGCTCAACCGGGCCGGGGTGGCGGTGCAAGAGTGGGTCTCCCGGGCCGTCGAGGCGGCGGCCCGGTTCTACGGCTTCGGGTGAACGGCACCGTGAGGGCGAACGATGCCACGGCTAGAGACGAGCCTCGACGACACCGACGACGACGACACGCCGGATGTCGGCATGTCTGACGACATTCAGTGGATGAGGAAACCAAAGGCCAAGGAGGGCCCAAATGGCAGGCGATCCGATGACCGAGGCCGCAAAGCGGCTCGTGGCCGAGCATCCAAACCACTCCGCCCGCGGGCTGGCAAGAATGCTCGTCGCCGAAAGTAAGGGAGCCCTCACGCTGGAGTCGGCCCGGACAAGGATCCGGGCGCAGTTCGGCCAGTCCGGCAGGAAGCGCGACCGGCAGTACGCCACGGCCCCGCGGCCGGCCCGCCAGCCCGGGCACCGGTTCGCGATGCCGGCTTCGAAGGCCGAGCCGTGGACGCCTCACGACCTGGGCGTCGTCGGGAAGGTCGGGATCCTGTCGGATATCCACGTTCCCTACCATGACCCGATCGCCCTCCGGGCCGCGGTCGATCACCTGGCCGAGGCCGAGATCGACGCGCTCGTCCTGAACGGCGACACGGCCGACTTCTACACGATCAGCCGCTGGACCAAGGACCCGCGAAAGCGCGACCTCGGAGGCGAACTGGCCCAGATCCGCGAGCTCCTCGGCTGGATCCGGCAGACGTTCCCCGAGATCCCGATCCTGTTCAAAAACGGAAACCACGAAGAGAGATGGCGCGCGTGGCTTTGGCAGCACGCCCCGGAGATCTCGGCCGAGCCGGAGATGGGCCTCGCCGCGTGGCTGCACCTGGAGCGGCACGGGATGCAGCTCGTCGAGGACCATCGGCCGGTCATGCTCGGGAAGCTGCCGGTCCTTCACGGCCACGAGAAGGGGAAGGGAATCTCCTCGCCGGTCAACCAGGCCCGCGGGGCGTTCCTCCGGCTCCATCACACGGTCCTCGAGGGGCACGGCCACCGGACGAGCGGACACTGCGAGCCTGATATGTGGGGCTCGGAGGTGTTCTGCTGGTCAACGGGGTGCCTCTGCGACCTCCGGCCGGAATACGCCCGGATCAACAAGTGGAACCACGGCTTCGCGATCGTCGGGGTCCATGAAGGCGGGGAGTTCGACGTCGAAAACCTGCGGATCACGGCCGACGGGAAGGTCCGGTCCTCGTGAGCCCGTACATCCTGACCGACGCGGACCTCGACGAGGCCGAGCGGCAGGCCCGGCGGTTCCAAGGGGCCTGGACTGGCACATCGGGGACGCTAGCGTCGTGGCTGTTCCACGCGGTGACCACGATCAGGGAGGAGCGAAGGATGAAGGAGCAGCAAGGGGACCGGGTGAAGTTCGCCACGGGCGCGGTTCGCTCCGGCGACGCGGAGGCGACGCGCTACGATCTGATCTCGCCGATTGGCCTTGAGGCCGTGGCCCGGACCTGCGCCGAGGGGGCCGCGAAATACTCCGACTACAACTGGGAACGTGGGATGCCGGTTCACGATCTCCTGAACCATGCCCTCCGGCACATCTACCAATACCTCGCCGGCGACCGCTCGGAGGATCATCTCCCGCATGCGGCCTGGGGGCTGCTCGCGGCGATCCACTCGGAGAAGCTCTGGCCGCACCTGAACGCCGGCACGCTCCGCGGGCCGGGCTGCGAGCGGCCGCAGGAGCCGACGCCGTGAGCCCGTTCCTGATCGCCGTCACCGGCGTGATCTACCTCGTCGTCGCCGCCGACCTCGTCTGCCACGGGAAGACGGGACTCGGGATCGCCTACCTCGGCTACGCCTTCGCGAACGTGGGCCTCTACCTGGCGGCCCGCTGACTGGACTCGGGCGCGGCCGCTGGCATGCTGGCCGGCGGTTCGGTTCCACTCACGCGAAAGGATTCGCCTATGAGGTTCGTTGTTTCCTGCCTGCTGATGTTCGTCGCCTCGGCCGCCGTCGGCCAGGATGTGATCGTGGCCCGTCCCCGGTCGGTCGTCGTGACCGCCCAGGATCACGCGGTCGTCCTCGCCCGTCGCGGGGCCCTCGTGCATTCGGGCTGCGGGCAGTGGGAGGGGATCGGAATGGGCTCGACGCCCCAGCGGGCCCGGGAGGCCTGTTGCTACTTCGGCCGCCGGCCGATCGCCGACGAGGGCGTCGCGTTCTCGCCGCTCACCCGGCGCTGGTACGCGGTGATTCGCTACCGCTGACCGGCCGCCGGCTTGCCCCCGGGGGCTCGGCCCCCGGGGGCGCTGGCCGGCGGTTGTGACGGCTGGATCGGTCGCGCCGCATAGGATTCGACCGTCGGCGAAATCCGGGGACGCTACCGCTCACGCGGTCCTGGCTGGCGGCTCCTGGTCGTCTGGCTTGAAGATCCGCGGCATCGCCTGCCACGCCTTCGGGCGGCGTGCATCGACGACACGGGGATCTAGGTAGGACCGCCGCGTGATCCGGTCGGAGGAGTGGCCGAGGAACGCCGTGGCGTCCATCCCGGCCGCGGCAAGGTGGCTGGCCGTGGACCGCCGCAGGGCGTGGAACTGGACGTCGCGGCCGTCCCCGAGGCCGGCCCGCCTGGTGATCGTCTTCCAGCGTTTCCGGAGGGCTGTCCCCGAGGCGACCCACCAGAACACCGTCGGCCCGTTGTGAGCCGACACGGCATCCACGAGGTCGGAAGCCTCCGGGCTGAGTTCGTACACCCGTTCCTGCCGGCGGCCCTTCCTGACCCCGGCGGGGACCGTCAGCGTGGGCCTGTTCCAGCAATGTCGCGGCGTCGAGAGGATCGCCGTGATCCGCTCGCCTGTCTCCAGGCCGACCGCGACGAGGGCCGGGAAGAACGTCCGAGCCGGGATCGGCCCGATCCATCCCGACGCCTGCCGGGCCGCGTCGGCAAGCCGGGCCAGCTCGTCGGCGGTGAACGCCCGCGGCACCCGCTCCGGCACCAGCTCGGGGGCGACCGCCGGCCGGAGCCGCACAAGCCCGCGGGCCTGGGCGAAGTTCCACAAGGCGAGTATCCCGGACCGCTCACGGGCGACCGAGTTTGGGGACAGTTTCGCGCCCCGGGCCGTCAGCCACTGGGAGACGACCAGGTCGTCGAGGTCGTCGAGCAGGGCCGGCCGACCGAGCCACCGGCTGAACTGGTTGATCGCGTGGCGTAGGAGGCGGACGCTTTCGGGCGACCGGCCGCGGAGCCGCAGGGGAACGTAGACCGTGTCGAGAAACGCGCTGAGTGTCATGGTGTGTACCTCCTCCGAATGGATAGTTCACACCTCCGTGTGCTGCCCCCCTTCCGTGGACGGAGGCCGGTTGTTCCGGTTGCTCCGATTGGCCGCGGCACCGTTGGTCCGGAAGGTTCTGTCCCGTCCCCGCCACTGCCAAAGGTTCCGATCCCGACGGGATCGCAACCAGCGGCCAATGAACGCTACGCGGCCCGGGTGGCAAAGGCCAGCCGGGCCGCGGGCGTTGATTCGCAGACCCGCCCGGCTACGTTCGGGACATGACAATGATCGTGGACAAGTCAGGACGACATCTCTGCACCACGGCGGAAGCGGCCCGCGAGTACGGGTGCGGCCCGTCCTACATCCGGACGCTCGCCTCCAAAGGAATCCTCTGGTCGAAGGTAGAATCCCCCCGAGTGGTGTTCTACGATTTGGACCAGGTTCGGCGCGTCGCCAAGGAGAATCGGCAGACGCGAAAGAAACGCGGCGGGCGTCCACCGAGGGGCAACCAAGCCGCCTAACATCAACGGTGGCTTCATGTCCTGGCTGATCTACCTCGTCCGCGCTTGCGCGGCTGGGCTCATTGTCCTTACGGGGTTCGTGTTCCTGCTCGCGTGCGCCTTCTCGAAGGACGCTAGCTGGATGATGTACGGGATATCCTCCGTGATCGCTGTCGGCGGCCTTCTGTCGTGGCCTCGCCGCCCGAATGCCTGGAGGAGAGACCCTCCGACGATGCGGCAAATCGAGTACGCCGACCATCTGGGGATCGCCATCCCGGCGGGCGTCACGAAAGGGCAGCTCTCGGACATGATCTCCGAGGCGAAGGGCGAAGCCCCACAACGCCTGTAAATCAGCGGAAACACGGCCCGGCTAAATTCCCCTTGACCAAAAGGCGATACCTCACTTAGAGTCTCCGTCGGTCATGGATGGCATGGCGGACGCTCGCGGTCGATCGACACGGAGAAACGTCATGAACGCCCATGAAATCGTTGAGGTTGTGATCGTTGTCCTGCGGGTGGTGGTGTCGCTGCTCAGGAACTGAACGGCGATTTTTTCAGCCCGCCAAAAGGCGAAAAGGAGAATTGGCATGGATGCCAGAAACAGTGAACGCATGCCCGGCGACGCGGAGGCCGACGCCGCCTGCCGCGTGATGCAGGACCTCTACGGCCGCCATCTGCGGCTCGGTGATCCGGTGCAGTGGCGGCTCGACGAATGGACGCCGGGCACGACGGCAACGTCGATCGTCTGCGGCCGCCGGCACGGCCGGCTGATCGTGGACTATGCCGGCGAGTTGGTGGAGATCGAGCCCGACCAGATCCTCCCCTTCTGAAGGAGCGGCACGGATGCCAGTCACCAGGAGACGAGCGAGCCGGGAGGACACGGCGCTCCACCGGTCGCTGCACCGGGTAGACCACGCCGCCGCCCGCCGGGGGCGGATGGCTTTCCACATGGCCCGGGCGGCCTGGGCACCGCTGCGGCGGCTCGACGAGTTGCTCCGTGAGATCGACGCCCGCGGCGGCATGGGCCTGGCGGCCGGCCTGCTGATGCGGGCCAGGACAGCCCGCGACGAGGGCTGGCCCTACCTCACGGACGAGAGCGGGGAGGTGTGGAAATGAACACCGCGATCATCGGGATCTGGCTCATCGCCGCGTCGCTCGTCTGGCTGGCGAGCGTGATCGCGGTCGTCGTGATGGGGATCAGTTCGCACATGGAGGCCGGCCGCCGCAACGGATGCGGCGGTCGAGGATGCCGGAGGAGTGCCGGCGGGCAGGGATGCAACACCACGCCGCGGGGGGCGGAGACCGCCCGCGGCTTTTCCCCTGGATGGAAGGAGTGACGATGGCGATTTCGATTCGGAAGGCGAAGCGGTCCGCAACGAAGCTGCGTATCCTGCTGACGAGCCCCAGCGGGGGCGGGAAGACGTTCGGGGCCCTGCTCCTGGCGAAGGGGCTCGGCGGGCGGACGGTCGTGATCGACACCGAGGAGGGGTCGTCCGACCTGTACGACGAGCTGCACGAGTTCGACGTCATCGACCTGAAGCCGCCGTTCACGCCCGAGCGGTACGTCGAGGCGATCTCGGCGGCCGAGGCTGCCGGCTACGAGGTGATCGTGATCGACTCGGTCACGCACTGCTGGAGCGGCAAGGGTGGGTGCCTGGAGCTGGTGGACGACATCGCGAAGGCCCAGTTCCGGGGGAACACCTGGTCGGCTTTCTCGGTGATCACGCCGCGATGGCGGGCGTTCGTCGATGCGATCCTCCGGTCCTCGGCTCACATCGTCTGCACCGGGCGGTCGAAGACCGAGACCGCCCAGGTCGAGGACCACGGGAAAAAGAAGGTCGCGAAACTCGGCATGAAGCTGGAGGCCCGCGACGGCCTCGAGTACGAGTTCACGACCGTTCTCGACCTGGTCCACGACGGGCACTACGCCACCGTGTCGAAGGACCGGACCGGGATCTTCTCTGGCGACCCGAAGCCGATCACGGTCGAGACCGGGAAGCGGCTGGCGGAGTGGCTCGCGGGGGCCGAGCCCGCCGAGGACACGAAGCCACGGCCGGCCCAGCCGCCGAAGGCCACGGCGACGAAACCGACGTTGGCCTCCGGGGCCGAGCTGGTCGAGATCGTCCGGAGCCGAATCGCGGCGGCTTCCACGGTCGCGGCCCTGGGGAAGGTCGTCGACGGGATCGACAACGCCCTGTCGCAGGGCCGGCTTTCCGATGGCGACTGGTCCGACCTGACGGATCTGGCAAACGCCCGGCACGAGGAGATCGAACCCACCACGCAGGAGACCGTCACCAATGGCTGATGCTTTCGACATGCTCGACGACACGTTCGACGACGCCCCGCCGGCCGCCCGGGCCGAGCGGGAGACCGTCCCCGAGGGGAACCATGCCTTCACGATCAAGGCGGCCGAGATCGCGGACGGCCGGCTCTCCGTGACGCTCGTCCACGAGGACGCCCGCTACTACTGGGTGAAGGCGAACCCGCCGACGACCGCGAAGTCGTTCGCGACGATCGCCGGCTCGCTCGCCCGGGTCCTCGGGATGACCGGCGGCCAGTTCCGCGACGCGATCCTCGACGGCGGCGACGGCGTCGTCGGCCGGCGGGTCGGCGCGAGGATCTGGCACAAGGCCGGCGACCGCGGCGGGCTGTTCGCGAACGTCGGCGAGTTCCACCAGCCGGAACCCGAAGCGGCGCCGGCGAAGCCGGCCGCGAAGCCGGCCGCCAGGACGGCCACGAAGAAGGCCGACGCCGCGACGAGGCCGCCGGAGGACGACATCCCGTTCTGATCCATCGCGGCCGCTCCCGGCCGCAGGGGCTCACGGAGGCCCCAGGGGGCGCCCGGCCGGCGGTGGCGAAAACACCGGCACGCGGCACCCGGGAGCGGCTGTCTCCCCGAGACCCGGAACCGCCGGCCGCCCCACGACACGGGGCCAAAACAAGGAAGCACGGAGGACGGATGGACCTGTCGAAAGTCGATCTCTCGTCGATCATCGGCCGCCTCATGTCGTTTGGCGTCCCGCACGAGTACGCGGAGGCGGTCGAGCGGCTGCTCGCGAGTGCCGGCTACGCCCGCTCCGAGGTCGCGTACCTGAAGAAGCGGATCGAGTACCTCCTGGAACACGTCCCGGAGGAGATCCGGAACCCGCCGCCGCCGGCCCCGGCGGCGAGTTGCCGCAGCAAGTGGGAGTGAACATGGGCACCTTCATCGAATCCGACGCCGATCTGCCGCTGGTGGCGCTCTGCCGGCGGCCCCCGGCCCCGCCGCCGGTCGAGGCCGGGCTCGCGGCCGGGGCGGCCTGCCTGGCGAAAGCCGAGCGGGCAGGCTTCGACACTGGCGCCGCTCGGGCCGCGGTCCTCGAGCTGCTCGCGGACGGCCGGGCCCGCTCCGGCGAGGAGATCGTCGATCACTGCCAGCGGCTCGGCCTGGTGCCCCACGACGCGCGGGCCTTCGGGCCGGTGTTCGGGACGCTGGCCCGGCACGGGCGGATCGAGGCCGTCGGGTTCACGACCCGGCGGAAGGGGCACGGGACGGCAGGGGCGAGGGTGTGGAGGGCGAAGGAGTGAGCTGTGCGATCGGAGCCGAGTACGAGCAGATGGCAAGCGAGATCTGCGAGATGCTTGGGTATCAAGTGATCAAGCCCGCCAAGCAAAACCACGCCCATTGGGATCGCATGATCAACGGGCACAGGACGCAAATCAAAAAGAGGTGGATCGACCCGTTCAGCAAAAACCGCGTTCGGCTAGTTACTGGAAGGTCTTCTTCTGTGATTGTTTGCACGACAGCAGACGTAGACGCTTTCGCGATTTACTGGGGTGCTGGGTGGTATGTGTTTCCAGCCGATCGAGTCTGCGACCGCGAAGGCGTAATTCGTAACGGAATTCACATGCCGGCCCTTGAGGCGTTCAAGGACAGGTGGGACGTCCTGGCAGGCGCAAAGGTCGATTACGACAGGCAGTCCGAATTTGGGTTTTAGACAATGAATCACGGCCGCGTCGCGGTGACGCTGGCCGCGTTTCGTGAGGAAAGGAGTGTCCCGTGGAAATACCAGAAGAAATGCTTTCGCAGTGCCGGAAAGACCTGGCTTTTGGTTTCAACCAGGCCGCCGAGTCGCTCTTGGAGGGCTTGGCTGACTGCCCGCCGGGAGAACGGAGGTCGATCCTGGCGGCCGTTGAGTGGTTCGAGGCCCAGCGCGACCGGCTGGAAAACGAAGACGCGGTGGAGGTCTGACGCATGGCCGGTGAATGGATTCCCTACGACGTCTGCCTGCCGCAGAAGCCGGAGGTCCTCGAGCTGGTGGACCGAACGGGGCTCGCCCCCGACCAGGTCGTCGGCCGGCTCTTGATGCTCTGGGGGTGGGCGGCCCTGAACAGCTCCGACGGGACGGCCCGGATGTCGATCCGGCTCCTGGGGAGGCTGTGCGGGGGCGACGAGGAGTTCTGGCGGGAGGTCGAGGCGGTGGGCTGGCTCGTGATCGACGGCGACAACGGAACTGTGGCGATCCCCGGATGGGAGCGTCGGTTCTCGCAGGCCGCAAAATCACGGGCTTTGACCACGGTCCGGCACCAGGTCGACAAGGCCCGGGGCGCTGAGCGCCCCCAGCGGGGGCGCCTAGCGCCCCCACGCGGGGCGCCGCGCGCCCTAGAGAGAGGAGATAGAAATTCTTCTTCTTCCCCGGGGGATGCTGCGCAGCCGGAAGGCGGCGGCCCTGCCGGCCCGCCCGGCTGGGAGACGCTCCGGACGGCCTGGGCGGCCGCCGTGAAGCGGAAACACGGGAAGGCATGGTGCCTGCCGACGGCCCCGGACAAGCTCGCCGACCGGCTGGACGAGCCCGGCTGGTTCGAGAAGGCCCTCGCGGCGATCGAGGCCCTGCCCCGCTGCCGCTACTTCGCCGACCCGGTGACGCTGCCGCAGCTCGTGGCCCCGGGGTTCGTGGACAAGGTCCTCGGGGGGCAGTTCGACAACCCGCGGCAACGGCCGGGGGCCGGCCGGCCGGGCGAGGCCCCGGCCCCGGCGCCGCTCTCGACCTGGAGCCCGGGCGAGCTGGCGGCCTTCGAGGCGACGAAGCGGGCTATGGCCGACCGGATCCGCCAGGAGGGCGCGGCATGACACCCTGCGACGCCCCCCGCTGCCGCGACGCGGCCCGCTGGGCCGTCGGCCCGGACGACCGGCAGCTCTGCCGGCGGCACATGCTCGACGCCCTGCTCACGGCCGGCTTCGGCCAGGCCTACGCGGTCCCGCTGGCGGCCGAGCCCCTCGAGGCCCAGCCGGAGCCGGTGGCGATGCTCACGGCCGAGGAGCGGGAGGCGATCAGCGCGGCGGCCTGTATCTGCGAGGACGCTGGCCGGACGGACATCGCGGTCATTATCAACACGGCACTGGAACGGCTGGGCTGAGAACGCTTGCGATCTGCGGCTCGTCCGCAGCATCGCGTGGTTATGCACGGCTAGTTATTGAAACGACAAATGAGGATTGAGATGGACTTTGGAACAGTTTTGATCGGAATAGGAGTGGTTTTCATTGTTTGCTCTAGACAGTTGGCAGAGATAGCGGTTTGGGTCATTGACGCACCCACGCGGAAATGAAGGGGCTAACAGTGAGGCTGACTCGGCGCGAGAAGGAAACCGTCCTGAGATGCTTGGGAGAAACTCCACGCAACGAGTTGCTTCCCGCGATTCGCAAATGGTTGGCTCGCCACAACAGGCCGGCTCGGGCGGCCGTGGCGTGGGATAGGGCGAGACTCATCAACGTGGCGTGCAAGGCGGCCGGTATGAATGGGTGGCAAACGGCACCATTTGAACCCGCGTTCCTGCATCGCGCGGACGAAACTGCATAACGTGAACGATC